TTTCCTAGGTAATTGACTTTAAAAATTCCGCCTGTTACAGCTAGACTTTCAAAACTGTTTGATACTTGTGTACCAGTATCATCACTTTCTTGATCCTCAGGAGGAACATAAGCAACAAACGGTGATCCATTTAACAGAATAGTTTTAACGTCAAGTGTTTCAGTAGTAATTTTACCTGCGGTATCAACTGAAAATTTAGGACTTTCAAATCCGTTCTGTGCTTGGAATTTATCGTTTATAGTTGCCATTTATTTTCTACTTTCTTAAATTGCACTTAACTGTTTCACTACAATAGTACCATTCATTGATCCGTGTACTGTACATTGATATGCATAGTTGCCACTGATGTTAGCTGGTACTTGCCAGTAAAGTGTTCCTGATGTTTTAGCCTGTGCATCTGATCCTGATGAAACTGTTCCATCTAGTGCAACATGTACAAGTCCATTACTGTATGCTGTACCTCCACTTGTTTCAATTTGGAATGGATGATTTGATCCACTGTTAATTTTAAATGCAATAGTTGCGCCTGCCAAAGCATAAATTGTAGGATCTTCTGTGTTTCCATATTGACTAAATTTATATCCGTTGTTACTATCTGCTGTTACGTTTAACATTGTCATTGCAGGATAAGCCATTTGATCAATAGTAAAGTTTGTGTCAACCCAAGCTGTTCCGTTGTATACTAATGTATTACCAGTACTTGTGCCAGTTAAGTCTGTGTCAGATAAACTTGCAAAAGTTGGTACAGTTCCGTTAATAGTTAAGGTGTCACCTACTACTGCTGTACTAATATTTGTACCACCTGAAATTGTAAGAGTATCAGTTTTACTGTCAGCTTCTGCTAATCCGCTGTCTGATTGAACATTACTAAATGCGTTTTGGTTAGCTTCACCACTTAGTGCATCACCGCTATAATTAATAGTAACAGTGTCACCAACAATACTAGTTGTAATATTTGTACCACCTTGAAGTGTTAATGTATCTGTTGTTGAGTTAGCTGTAGTTGTTCCTGTGTCTCCATCAACTTTTTGGAAAATGTTTTGTAATCCACTAGCGGCAGGTGTAATGAAAGCAAATGTTCCGTTACCGTTAGCAGATAAAACTTGTCCACTTGTACCGTCTACAATACTTAAATCAGTTATAGCACTAGGAATGGTTGGCTTGTTGTTTAAGTTATCGTAGTTTGTAAAGTATGCACTGTCAAATCCGTCTAATGTGTCTGCGTCTGTTCCGCCTCCACCTGAAGTTGTATCAACGCCTGGTGCCCATTTACCACCGTCCCATTTAAGAACGTTACCTGTTTGTGGTGCTTGTGATGTTGTATCAACATCTGAAAGGGAGTTAATGTTACCTACATATGCAACACTTTTAAGTGGATCAGTGTAGTTTGCTATTGCTCCTCCGCTGGCATCTAAAAGCATTTTATGCCATGCACCTGCGTGTGCAACATAAACTGTTCCGCCTTCATGAACGTGTAGCATTGCACCATGATATGTGCTTGTGCTAATTGCGTTCATTTGGTTTAACGTTGCGGCATGAAATGATACCTTGTTAATTTTTGTGTCGTCATTTGGAACATCAAGTTCCATGCTAGAATTGATCATATCTTTTAGATTGATACCATCTCCTAAAGCATTATACAGCTCGTCGGTGTTAGCATTAACCTTAGTAGCACCTGCTCTAAGACTATCACCAGTACCGTCGTTTGCGGCTGTACCTAAGTTAATTGTTGATTTTGCCATTCCTTACACCTTATCAAATGTTATGTTTGTATTATCAAAATACGTACTTGTTGCATCAAAAGTATTTATACCAGATGACTCCACACTGGATGTCTCTGCGACTATAGCAGGAGGAGTTAGCTGATGTATTGCTTTTGCATATGTAGCATGAAAAATTAACTTTGCGCCTGCATACGAACTTGATGTAGGGCTTGCATTAATCTTACAAATACTTTGATCAACTGTTACAGATATATTAACCAACTCTTGATTAATACTAGAACGCCCAAAAATACTAGCTACAGCTCTATCTGGTCGAGCAACTACTGATAGTTGCATTATTTCTTTTTCGTTTGAGTCAAATTCTACTGTAATTTGATACACTGCACTACTGAATTCACCTACATGAAATGAGTCTACTACAGTATTATACTGTACACCAATCCAGCTACCTCTGTAGCTAAAACTAGATCGATCTGGCAGACTTATTGTATTATTGGGTCCTTTAGTGAAAAGATTTGTCAGAAGTTTATTCATTGTTCATGCTCCATATTGTATTTATCGTTTTACAAAGATATGTAACAGTACAATTTAAGTTAAATCTATAAGACTATGAGCATACTGGAGAAGGTTATCATACACTTCTGTCTGCTTCTTTAGGTCTTTATTAGCAAACGTGTTTAATTTTTTGCTAGTTTCTACACCATATCCTGTGCGTACAAGTATTGGCTTTGCTTTTGCTTTAACTGCGGCTTTCAAATCAGTAATTTTATCCCCTACATATACACCATTCTTCCAATTAACACCAACTTCAGCGGCCGCCCTTTTAAACATACCAGTGTTTGGTTTAGCGTATACATCATCCTTCAGGTTTGTTGTTGAATAATATAATCCGTTAATACTTCTACACCCAATATTACCTAGCAATTCAAGCATATAATTATGAACTATATCCACATCAACAGCATCACATATTCCCTTCATGATGCCTGCTTGATTTGTTAATATTACTACATCGTAACCTTTGTTACGGATCATTTTTATTGCTTCTAAACTACCTTCTATAGGCTTGAACTGTTCGGGCTTAGTAACATATGTACCTATGTCCTCATTAATAGTTCCGTCTCTATCTAAACCAATTACAGGGGTACTCATCTAAGGTCTCCATCTATCATCTGACCAGCCGTAAATATCTTTATTAAACCAGTCAAGCTCATATAATAATATAGGATCAACTGAAAGTGTTTGTTTCCATTTGTCTACAAATTCAAGTGTGTCATTATTTAATTTACAAATATTTTTTTCTACAAAGTCTGCCGCTTCGTGTGTAAGGGGATGGACTTCTGGCTGATGCATATGTAAATGTTCAGGATTAGGACTTGGTACACTAGTTGGCCTTGTTTCAAAAAATTCATTGTCAATGCCAAAGTTTAATGCATTAAGTATTGGAGGACATGTTGTTTTTATATCTTCTTTATACTTTTCTAATACAGCTCTTATGTCTTCCATTTCTAAATATTTGTTATTGGTGTTGAAGTTGGGTGCTTGCTCTTCCCAACCTTCCATATAATCTCTAAATCCTGTAGATATAACCTTACAGCCAATTTGTTGAAGTGCTTTGTGTGAACTACTTATTGTAGCACAATCTCGCATAGTTGCCCACATCAAATCTGCCCATTCCCACACACTTTCATAACGATAATTATTCAAAACAAAAGCGTTATCAATAATAGTTGCTTGACTAAAGTTTCCAGGAGTATGCCAACCCTTACCCATATGATATCTATCTTCTCTAAAAAAACTAGACCACTGTAATAATATTATATCGTCTTTTGTAAACTTATGTTCAGTATGTGCTTCCCATAGACGAGTTGAAATATATTGATTACCTGCACCACTACGTCCCCAGTTCTCTCCAGAAGTAGCACCTTCTTTTTTATAATGATGTATTAAGATATCAGCCCAAGTAGGATAAAAATATTGTGTTAAACTACAGCCGAAGGCAAAGACTCTCATGTTAATCTCCGCAATAATTGTAACATCATCTTGTGCGGAATTGTTTTTGTATTGTCGAATTGTAGTTTATGCTGAATTGAATTTTCTACATGTTGTTTGGCACCCTCAGGCATCTGTTCATATTGTTTCATTATACTGCTATTATCAAACAATCCTAAACCGTGCATCACTATAGCGTAATTGTATTCATTAAACAATATCTTTTTTGTATGTGCAGTCATATCGTCTGCTACAGGCATTCTATGTTTCCACATACGTAAATTTGTAGCTAGAGAATCTGGTAATGACATATTAGATACACTTTGCCAGAAAGGTGTGTCTTTTCTATCTGTAATATAATGTAACACAATAAAATCTCTAATGTTATCCATTATAGAATTTACTTCTAAATTATATCTATCAATAGTTTCTTTATTATAATTGACAATACGCTGTGCTAGTAAGAAACTTTGATTAATACTAGTACCAATAGAACTTGCTTCTAATGGTTCTACAAAACTTGCACTTAATCCTATAGCACATACATTACCAATCCAAGGTTTGTCTAATGCTCCTGGATCAAATTTAATATTTTTTCTTACTTCAACACTATGACCGAGATAGTCTTCAACCTCTTTTTGTGCCTCTTCTGCTGTAATAAAGTCACTATCAAAAATGTATCCGTTACCTTTACGTCCTTGAACAGGAATTCTAAACATCCATCCAGCATTCATTGCTTTTGCAAGTGTCCATAGTGGTACTTCATCTTCTTCTGGAGTTGGAAATACTATAGCTTCTTTCATTTTAAGATACTTACTGTAACTTTGCCACTTTGCACCAAGTTCTTTAATTAATAATTGTGCAAACCCTGTACAGTCAACATAGAAATCGTATTCATACTTGTCAGTCTTACTTGATATACTTTGTATATTGTTCCATTCACTAACATTTACATTTTCTATTTCATCATCAATTACAGTACAGCCCATTTCTTTTGCTTTACTTGTTAGAAAGTTGTTTAACATTTCTGTATTGAAATGGTATTGGCTTACACCTGTGTCATTAGGACGTTCTTCCATAAATTTATTGAATGGTACATTGTTTTCCCATAAGTAATCTCCAGTTAAGTCACGAGGATCAACATTTTCTCCTATTAGTTTTGCATACGCAATAGGTACTCCTAGTTGTTCAGCAACAAATGGATCGTGTACGTTTTGTAGGTAAGGCTTTGTAGCCCAATCCTCGAACATAATACCTGTTTTGAAAGTTGAACCGCAATGATTTATTAGATCAGCTGTTTGGATTCCTACGTAGTCCATAAATGCAGACCAATGTTCGGTACTTCCTTCGCCCACACCAATTGTTCCAATTTTTTTTGACCGTAGAACGTCTACTTGAAAGTGAGGAAAACTTTTTTTTAATATTAATGCGGAAACAAATCCTGCTGTGCCACCGCCTACTACTACTATTTTCATTTTGTTCCTAGTGGTCTAATGTATACCATCCGCTTATAATGTACTTAACACCTTTGTATATAGGATTGCCTCGATGTGGATGTGTAAACGAAGCAGGGAAGATAGCTAATCTACCCGGGGCAGGTTGTACTTTATGTCCTTGGTATAAAAACTCTGTTTCTCCACCTTCTTCAACACCATTTAAATATAATGTGTATGCTAATACTCTTGTGCTTGATGCCACATCAGCATTTTCACAGTGCCATGCATGATATCCTTGGTGTGGTTTTGTTTTTTGGACGCTCATACCTTTTGCTGTATGTTGGAATAGCAATCCTAAGCTCTCATATTTCTTTTTATACTTTTCTAAATATGTTTTGTTCAGTGTTTCAAAGAAAAATTTACATAAATCTTCATCTGCATGGTAATGACTGTTGTGATTAGCCCAATCCATGTATATGCGTTCGTCTTGGTTCCTGTCAATACCCTGTTGTTGTATTGCAGTCATCTGCATTGAAGACAATTCTTCAAATCTTTTGATTATTTGTTTGCAATAATCAATCGGATACACATTATCATATACTTCAACTCCATCATAATTATCATCCATGCTATTCTCCTATATAAAAAACTGTTGATTTAACCTATAGTTATCACCTACAAACATTCCTTCTTTTACATATGCACTATGTAACATAGCTTGGTTATATAAAACCATTCTATTAAAAATCATCGGAACCATACCAATCATTTTCCAGTCATGTATGCTATCGTTAATATATTTTGTAACAGGCATATTACCTTCAACATCATATGTATGTGTTACATTAGGATCACTGTAAAATGTTTTTTCTCCAAATGTATAAAAACTTGTTCCACCAGCACACTCATTTGCATCATTCAAATATATTGTAGATGCTAGATTAACTCCACTTGTATTATCCATATGCGGACAAATTGGTGGTAATGTTTCTGTTTGCATAACATTTACCATAAATGTTGCATTCATAAAACTTCTATGCATGTATTCTGGATCCCACATGTTAGTAATTTCAGGAAAATATTGCCTTGATAACTGATCATAAATCCACGCCATACTCTCTAATTCATAAAAAGCATTTATTCTGTAAGCAGGATTGTTTCCCCTTATACGTCTGTTGCGAGATGCTGGAATATTCAAAGCAAGTTGTCTCACGTCATATGGATTTTTATAAAATTCGTCTACTATTACAACAGTTTGCTTTAGCGGACCAAACTTTTGTAAAGAAACACTATAGTCTGGATTGATTTCAAATATAGTATCTTCGTTTATAGTATTTTTAATCATTTTGTTTCTCCGATAATACAAAATTTGCACTTATAGTAGATCTAACTTTATCACTTGTGTTACTTGTTACATAATGTTCGAGGTTACTTGGAAAAAATACAATGTCGCCTTCTTCTAATGGTGGAGTAACTCTATTATTGTATCTAAAAGGTTGTGTAGACAATGCTGGTAACCCTGAATGATGCATAAAGTCATACGCTTTGTTGTAGAATACAAAGTTCCCACTGTCTTCAGGAGTGTGCATCATATACGCACAACTAATTTGTGCTACTCCGACATGATTATGTACCTCTTGGTAGTGTTTTTCTTTATATCTGTTTACCCAACATTCTATTCTGTAATCTAAAGGTAAGTCTATACTAAAGTTTTCGAGGTATTGATTTAACCCCTCAACTGCTGATCTAATAAATGTTTTAAAAGGCAAGTTTGTTGCTTCAGGATTACCATATGTAGTGTCTACTGGACTATACCATGTTGAAACTTTATTAAAATATTCATCACTGTCTAGTATCTCTGAAAAATCTTCCTGTACTTGTTCATGCTCTGATAGTTTAGTCTTATATACAGGTATAGAATATAAGTTTACTAACATTAGTTCTTCATTTCAATCAACTTGCCATACTCAGGTAAGTAACAATACTCCATCTCACTGTTATAAAGTGTACGTACAGCATCATCTAGTGTTTCAACTAGTGGTTCACCACCTAAATTAAAACTAGTATTAAAAATAATTGGAACTCCTGTTACTTTATGGAATTGTTCTATAAGCTCGTAGTAGTGTTTGTTCTGTTCTCTAGTTACAGTTTGTATTCTACATGTTCCGTCAACATGAATAATACTTGGAATCTTCTCGGCTACACCGTCTTGGCAATCCATAGCATACATCATATGCGGTGTTTGCTCTAGTCCACGCATATCAAACCATTCATGTGCATGCTCTAACATAATTGTTCCAGCAAAGGGTCTAAAATACTCTCTACGCTTTACTTTGTTTACATAATCCTTGCCGTCTTCAAATGTTGGATCAAATAATATACTTCTATTACCTAATGCACGTGGTCCGTTTTCGCTTTTACCTTGAAACATAGTAACAATATTCTTGTTTCTAATCATTTCTACAACTAATTCTTTATCAGCATCAGTAATAGTTGCTCCATACTTGTTAGCAGTGTCTTCAATTTCTTTTTCAGTGTATGTGTATTCGAAACCTTCGTAAATTGTTTCTGCATAGTTTCTTACAGTTTTGTCTTTGGTGGTTTGATGATATACTAACATAGCCGCACCCATTGCTGTACCAGCGTCATTACTTACTGGCTCCACATATAGATTTATACCTTCTTTATTAAGTTTATCTAAGTACCAGTAGTTTGCTACACAGTTTAAAGCATAACCTCCACTTAAAACAACATTTTTGTTACCGGTCATTTCAACTGCCTTCATAATTAGGTTCAAAACTTGTTGTTGCGAACCTTCTTGTACTGCATAGGCTAAGTCTCTACGGTTTTCTTGAGTAGTTAGGTCAGTCTTACTATCAATAACGTCTTGGCCTGTTTGTAAATATTCATATTTCGCTTCATTTACTAGAGCCGCATTCGGATACGTAGGAATTACAACACTTCTATCTGCAGAAGTCCATTGTCCGCCATTGCCATCTGTGTAAATTGGTGGAATTTTTGAATTAGGTTTGCCATATGGGGCTAAACCCATTGTTTTTCCTGCTTCAATAGGTTGAAATCCACAATATTGTGTAACAGCTTCATATGCTTTAACAATACCGGCCGCATCATCAAGTACTAATTCATGAAATCCTTCTTCACCTTCACGTTCTGAAGGAATGTATGGAATACGTGTTCCCGGATATGGACCATTTCCTCCTTGATGTTTGTATAAAGTTTTAAATGCATCAGGATATTCACAACTAAAGATACTTTCACATTCCCAGGTCATGTACTCTTCGTTGAAAACACCCATATTAATATTCATTGGTATAAATGTTCCTGCACCGTCAACAATTACACTTACTGCTGACTCAAAACCTGAACGATAAAATGCACAGGCCGCATGTAGCTTATGATGAATATGGCTAAGATCAATTACTTGTCTATGATTATGTTGTCCGTCAGGTGTGTATGCATTATCGTTCCTATCAATCAATCCTAGCTTTCTTGCTAGTCCTGTATACATATCTCCACCACTAAAGTCAATCCTACTAGATTCAGCTAATGGTTGTGTATGTGCTACAACTAGATAATCTAACTTATCTGTGTAATCTAGAAATTTTACCATTGCGGCAAGTGGTCCGCCATCATATTTTTTACGAGTAAGACGCTCTTCTTCGATTGAAAACACAATTTGTCCGTCTTTTAGTAATACGGCTCCACCGTTGTGTCCTCTTGTAATTGCTCCAATCCACTGTGTCATACTTTGTTTTCCTTTATATAGTTTAATAACCTATTTTTATACCTTGCGTTGTTAAATGCATCATAGCATTCTTGCAACGGTGTAGGTAAAAAGCGTTTTGCTTTTAAGTTTTTATATCCTAAGCACTGCATTACTGGTCCTGTCTTAGATTCAAATAACTTAGCACTATCAAATCTTACCATCCTAACTTTTTCTGTTGTGTTAAACTTAAAGTAACACAACGTATCACCCCTAGAAATATCAATTTCGGTTTCATTTTTCTTAAATTTAAACGCTGGACGTACCGGTCTTATCCAACTGGCTATATTGTATGTACCTGCAATTCCCATTGTAACTGACGAGAACTGAGTCTCTTCGTAGTAAGGATGTAATTGTGTCATTGTTAATGGTTTTGCACTAAAGAATAATAAACACGGGTGATCTAATTGATGTACATTTTCATCATTTGGTCCGCCAATATAGTTCAATAAGAAATTTGGGTCAATATCATACTTACTAGTAACTTGTTCATTTTGATAATCAAACTTTATATGAAAATCTATAGGACTTTTTGCTCTAAATGTGTTTTTTGCTTCGTCTACAATAGCAGGACACATGCCTGCACCTAATCCAAAGAATTCTCTAGGCTTAATATCCTTGTAAATTGTCTCTGGTTCAAAATATTTCAGCTCAGATACGAATTCTTGATTATCTTGAACATTAATTACTGGAGACCAATATACATCAATCATTAGCAAAGTTTACCTTCATACTCAAAATCACAAACAAATACATGCCTATCTTCTAGTGTAGGATAAGTTCCGTGAAATACTTTGCCGTCCATAATAACTACTCTACCTGCAATAGGTTTGTGTTGTAAATAATTAATTGTGCTGTCGGGTGTTGGCTGTAAAGTTGTTAAACTTCCTGCTAATGGATAATCTATACTAGGCTTAGGGGTATCTAAGAACATAACACTAGTTAATTGCTTGCCAGGTTGATGGCAATGTAAGCCACTATATCCACCTGGTGGATATTTTACACCCCATGCTTTCTTAAATTCTTTTACTGTTATTGGAACATTTTGTAATTGAAATTTAATCCATGCATGATAATCTAATTTTGGATCAATATCTGTAGGATATTTCATGTTGTTTTTGTAATATAATGTTCCGTTGCCATAGTCTATGTGTCTATCGTCAAATTTCTCAAATAGGTTTAAAAATTTTTTATATCCTGGATAATATAAATCGTCTACGACCCAGGTATCAATAGCTTTCACTGCTTGAATCTGTGGATTAAACATGGTATCATACATGTTATCTAAAAAACTTTCTGGGTTACTTTTATCTATGCGACTGGTATCTGACATCTTCTATTGACCTGTTCTACCTAGTATTTTTGCTTGTTGTGCATTACCGTGTGTTGCACCATCTGCGTGTACTACTCCATGAGTTGGGCACACGTTTTCTGATTGGGTTTCTTGCGGTTTGTAGTTTCCTGTGTAGCTTCTTGGTTTGCCGAGTCTTTTACGAACACTTGTAATAATTTCTTTAAAACTCTCGTCATTAAGTTCCATAACTTCATCATTGTACCTTTCTATTTCCTCTTCCATTGTAAGCCTAATAGGACTAAACTTACGTTTACCTTCACCTAGATCAATAATATCAAAATCAGGAGAATCTGGATAAGAAATATTAATCGGATATGTGCTTCCAATAACACTTGTACATGTAGTTCCTAATGCTTTTGCCATATGTTGTCCTAAACTATCACAACCAATAAAGTGATCAGCAATTTGTATTACACTTGACCATACTCGTACATCAGGAATTTGTGGAACTGCTACAGGAATTTTTGTATTTTCTTCTATTATAACCGGAAACTCACTCATTACAATTACAGCATAATCATCACGCAAATCTTTACAAATACGAATAACATCATTTAGATGAAAACTTCTACTTGTGCCATCAATTACAAAGTCTCCCATGTTTTCAGCTGTGCGTCCAAATGGTTGAAACACTACTACTTTGTCTTTACCAGTTACTGCTTTGATTTCTTCAACAACTTTATACCCTTGTACAAGTTCATGCTTGTTCATATGTATAGTTGGGTCAGGTAAATCCCTTACGCCTTTATTGTTTATAGCAATGTCAAATGCTTGTGCTAGGCTACATTTTTGATTATAGTATTCCCAAACTCTATAAGGTTCAGGACTTACAATATCTCTGTCTTTAATGTAATCTTTGAATAAGTTTTTGTGCCAATTATCGTATGCTAATTCGTGTAGTTGTGGATGTCCTTTATAAAAGTCCATTCCGCCTTCACAAACAATGATAAAATCTTTATCTTCTTTGTAGAGTTTTTCAAACGCTGGAATACTTGCAACAACTCTGCCTGCTCCACCGTTCATAAAATATGCTTTTTTGCGTTCCAATGTTTTCTCCTGTATAGTGCAAATATTTATTGGTAGGATACTTTACAAGACGCTGATCTGGTAGTCATAAAAAAAGGGCCTAGTGGCCCTTAATTTATTAATTTATAATGCTAAATTTATTTTTTACCTGCGGCCTTTTGAGCGGCAATCCCAACATCAATAGCAAATGCACCATCTCTATATGGATCGTTTGGATCTGATGATGCTTCTGGATCACGCATATCACGTACACCTAATGGAAACATCATAACTGCTTGATATGGTTCAAAACCCATTGCTTTCATTTTTGCTGGCAGGTCTCTTAATTTTTCTCTATACTCTAACCATGCTGTTTGGATTGCTTGAGGAGCATCAGACTGTCCAACTTTAGCATCTGTATCGTGTAGTTCTTGGTCTCTAACATCTCTAACTTCGTCCCATGTTAGATCCATTTTTGTGCCTGTAGCGGCCCAATCATGTATACCAATATTAAATTCTTGTTTATCAAAGTCGTAAGTAATGTTGCTTTCGTCATAGATATCTCTAGGCTCTACGTCATCTGTAAATTCTACATCTGGATAACCTTCAGGAGCGTCCCAAAGTGTTTTCCATTCTCTTTGACGTCTTAGTATTACACCTTCTTCTTTACCGTCATCGTTACCGATTTCACATAGTAAAGGATTTTCTTTACAGTCAACAGTAATTCTTGTAATATCTGCGGCAGTTGGTCTTTCAAGATCCGCTTTTTCCCATAAACACCAACCAGATTCTTTACCGTAGTTGTCTGTATCTGCAGGGTCATTACCTACTTCAAACGTTAAAAACTCAGGACCTTTATATGTAAAGGTGCCGGTTTTGCCGTTAGCAAAACTATTTTTTCTCCACTCGTCCCATACTGGGTAAGTAAATGTTTTTTCTATTTTTCTCATATCTTTCAGCTCCTAAAACTATTTATCATTTACATGAAGGTTATTCGAACAACGCCTGAGCCGCCTTGCCCTGAACCGCCTGCACAACATTTTGCCCAATTGTTACAGTATGAACTTACTCCAGGCATTCCTCCGCCTGATGGCCATTCAACGTGACAACCACATGAGCACCATGCTTCGTTAGTAACACTTACGGACATTTTACCAATTAATGGAGGTTGTCCTGATCCTGAATATGTATACCAACAGTGACATCCACCGTGTCCTGGTTCCCATCCTGTTGATCCCATAATTCCAAAATCTGCTCCAAAAATACCACATCTATTACAGTTTTCACAACCAAAGTGTGTATGCCTTGGACCCCATGCATCTCCGTTACACATCCAGCCACCACATCCACCTACTGCACAGAAGTTAGATAGGTTATGTCCATTTACATAACTCTTACATCCCATACCTGCACCACAAGTGTGTGCTTTACCACATGGCCAACTACCACCAGCACATACTGAGTACTGACAGCCTGGCGTTGTTGCAATAGTTTTGGAAGCATAATTTCCTCCAGCACCACCAATTGTAAACATACAATAGTTACAACATGTACTACCAGGGCCGCCTCCGCCACCTGACCAAATTTCAAAAGTTACTGTACTTGCACCATCTGGTACACACCAGTAACAACATTTTCCGTTAGCTTGTTCACAACAACCTGATTGTCTCATACAACTGTGACAACGCATAGCACGTTCATTATAGATCCATTTTACACCCATATTGTTACCGTTACCGTGTGCGATATCGGCAGATGTAATTGTAGCATCTGCTATGCTGTCATTGTTTACTTTTTTATAACTTGCGTATGTTGCCATTTTATATCCTTACTTATGCAAATGTTATTCTTACCATGCCTGAACCACCCATATTGCCGCCTGCACAACATTTTGCCCAGTTACCACAATATGAACTCATTCCTGTTTGTCCGCCACCTGCTGGCCAGTTTGCATAACAAGCACAGTTACACCACGCTTCTGCGTTTGCGCCTGCACTGTGTACTCCTACAAAAGGAGCCGCACCTGAGTTTGACCAGTCTGCTGATTTACATTGACATCCACCGTGTCCACCTGACACTCCAGTTGATCCCATTATTCCAAAGTCTGCACCAAAGATTCCACAAATATTACAGTTTGCACATGTTTGTGTATGTCTAGGTCCCCAAGCGTCTCCATTACACATCCAACCTGGGCAACCACCTGTAGTACAGAAGTTACTTAAATTTGCTCCGTTTACATAACTCTTACAACCCATACCTGCTGTACAAGTATGTGATTTAGCACAACGCCATGTTCCGCCTGCACATATTGAATATGTACAACCTGGACACGTACTAATTGATTTTACACCGTAGTTTCCACCACCGCCACCTGCAGAGTGCATACAGTATTGACAGCAAGTGCTACCTGCACCGCCGCCACCACCTGACCAAATTTCAAATACTACTTTTGATACGTTTGAAGGAACTGTCCAATAACAACACTTTCCGTTTGCTTGTTCACAACAATCGCCAGCTTCAGTACAACGTTGACAACGCATGCCACGTTCGTTATATACCCAAAATGTGTTAAATTTATTACCAGCGCCTGCACCTAATTTAGCCGCTGTTATACTGTTATCTTGGAAGTTTTCTGCTGTTAGTGTTTTATAACTTGCGTATGTTGCCATAATGTTTCCTTATACAAATGTAATCTTTACTATTCCTGAGCCACCTTGGCCTGAACCACCAGCACAGCATTTTGCCCAATTATTACAATAACTTGATGTTCCTGGTACACCGCCACCTGCTGGCCAACTAATGTGACAACCACAAGCACACCATGCTTCGTTAGTTGCTGTGCCTGCATATGTTCCAATACCTGCCGCGGCACCTGTCCAACTTGTTTGTCCGTGACATCTACAAGTTGTTGTACCTGCTTTAATTCCTGAACCGCCTGTCATTCCAAAGTCTGCGCCGAAAATTCCACAAATTTGACAATTCGCACAGTTCGTCACAGCGTGTCTTTGTCCCCATGCATCTCCGTTACACATCCAACCGCCACATGCTCCAGCAACACAAAAGTTACTTAGATTGTGACCGTTAATATAGGATTTACATCCCATGCCTGCTGTACATGTATGTGATTTACCACAAGGCCAACTACCACCAGCACAAACACTATATTGGCATCCTGGATTAGTGTCAATTGTTCTGATTGCATAGTTTCCGCCCTGTCCGCCAATCGCGAATGAACAGTTATTACAACATGTGTGTCCTGGACCGCCGCCTCCGCCGCCCCAGATTTCAAATGTTACTTTGTAAACGTTAGCTGGTGCACACCAGTAACAACATCTACCATTTGCCTGTTGACAACATCCTGACGTTCTTGCACACATATGACATTGCATACCTCTTTCGTTGAACACCCATTGTGTTCTACGACATGCACCGGCTCCTGGTTGCAGTTTAGCTCTAGTAATAGCGCCATCTGGTATACCTTCCGATGTAATCTTTTTATAACTGCTGTACGATGCCATTTACGTTTCCTTATTATTCTTTATACAGTGTAAATACGCCATCCGTAGCTATCGCCCGAATAAACAATATCAAATGCCGCGCCTTCTGAATTAACTGTCATGTTCGACGAATCACCTTGTATTAACCTACCGTTTCTACCTAGTGTCAATGCATTAGAGTCAAAAGTTTTTCTTAAGTCGAAGAATCTTATGACATCACCTACTGCTGGTGACCCTGGTAAAGTAACTGTAAAGCCACCGCCATTAGTATCACAGAATAACTGTTCTCCTGATGCCGCTGAATACGATGTACTAATTGTCTTAGCACTCAAAGTACCCACTGGTAACCATGCTGATTGATCAGTACTATAAAGTTCTAACACACTTAAATCTGTGTTAAACCTTAAAGCACCACCGCCTGCATTTGTAGTTCTTTGTGCCGTAGTTCCAAAAGGGACAGTTAAACCTGGTGAACCTACTGATATTCTTCTTCCCATTGCTTTATCCTATCCTTATGTTACGCCGCCGGAACGGCTGTTTCAATACCCATAACCATTGCTGTTACGGATGTTTGAGTTGATCTTACAACAACTTTCTTAGTTGCGTCAATAACAATACCTGTTCTCTCTAATACACCGTTTGGTCCGATAGATACGTCATACTCTAAGTATTCGTTTCCACCTGGTGAATCTCCAGTACTTGTTGCTAATCTTATAGCGGCTGTATTTGAACCTCTGTTACAAAAGTTTACAGTTACAACACTATATGTATCAGCAGGTACTGTATAGATAGTAGTATTACTATTTGCTGAAAGATCGCTTGATCCTAATATTCCTGATGCCATTTTATTACTCCTATGTTAGTATTTAGCCATTATGTTTTACTTGTTAAAAAGAACGCAAATGCAACTGGACTTCCACTTACACCGCCGTTAAAGTTCATTCCCGTAGTTACAGTAATTGGACTATTATCGGTTGTACCTATTGTATTACCAGTAATATTTATTTTACCTGCTGTAA